GCAAGAGGGCGAAGATCTTCCCGAAGGAAGCGTGCTCTTTTACGAGCACGTTGTACAAGTCGATTAGCAGCAGCGCTACGCTGCCTTTCGACTAGAAGCTCATCTAACATTGTGGTAAACAGGCTTTTCAGCCGATACTCACCACAGTCTTTAGTTACTTTACTCACAGGACAACTCCCGATGATGTAACATTAACCAAGAAATCGCTAGACCGGGAACTACCCGGCCCTAAGGCTAGTACTATTTAGCCTTCTTCCCCGACGTTACTCCCGTAGTTCCAGAAACTTCCGGATCTTGGAGTGTAACGAGGGGAGGTGTCGCGATCGCAGTGTTCGAGCGTAACTGGGCAAGAGCAACTATAATGGGGTCCGCCAAGACTGCGGGGACGTTGGAGACCATATAGGTCGCACAAGTCACCACAATCAGGACAATACCCCATTTGCCGATGCCACCCATTACAGAACACCCGTCAACACTGTGACCGAAATACCGCTCGCTTGTTCCCAACCAACGCCAAAATGGGCGCTGATCATGGCGCGAACTTCTTCCGGTTCATAGGTATCAACGCCGGCAGGACATTCAATCACCGTGGTAATTTTAGGAACCATGATAGACTGATTGAGCGCCGGAGCGGCCCCTTTACGTGTGATGAATTTGTACACGTTCACGGGCACGTTCTTGATTACCCCAGTAACAGGGTTTGCTTGCGGAAGAGTCCTCAATACCGGAGGCCGGAAGAACGTCATCGTAAACGGCTTTGAAACGCTGTTAACGTCGACGCCCGTCTGGGTACCGCCGAGAGCACTGATGGCGTACTGCTTGCCATTAATGTTCGGGGCAGTGTCTGCGGTAAGAGTATAGGTCGGGGAAGTTAATCCCGTGACCACCGCTCCTGTGGCTGGTGAAGCAGGTGCAAAAGCCATTGTAAGGCCTTTCAAAAGTTAACTCTAAGCAGCTACACATCTCTGAGTCACTAGAGGTGCGGTCCCCACTTTTGAGCCAATACGGACGACAAGTTAAGAAGCTTGTTCAGCCCGTGGTTAGCGATTTCATCCACACTTTTAATGCGGATTGGTCGCACGGAAGTTAAGGACCCTGTAGAGCGAGTGAGGCGACCCTTAATCAATTCCCCAGGGGACACAGGTCCGGCGTATGTATAACCGGAATTGGGTACCAAAATGGGAGTATTGATAGAGACGCCAAGGTACTTCTGGGTTAGAGAACAATATTTTACTACGCCAGGTAGCGTGTAAAACATGTCATCTAACCAAGGGCCTACAGTAGCGAAGTAATCGACAGCCCAGGAAAAAGGCGTCAGCTCCCACAAAGTAGCAGGGAGAGCTTCAACCTTTAATCCAAGGTGATCAAGAACACTGTAGGAAGCAGCGGACCTAAGTTTAAGATCCACGCCTACCACCATACGGGAGCTTTGCGAGAACGAGCCAGAAACTCTTACTTTGAATTTCAGCCCGTTTGCCGCACCAACAAGGGATGTTTCACTAAACCCTGTATGCTCCCGACTCGCAGTGCCTACTAAGCGAACATGGCGATCCTCTCTGGTGTTGTAATCCAGAATGGAATTAGCAGCTGACTCGATATCTTTAAGCATGGGATTAACTCCAAACCCAAAGCCGAGCCAGATGTTGCCAAACTGCTTTAAGGCACTAAGTCCTTTGGTTTTCCTAATGGCTAGCAAAGACTTAACAGTATCCAAACCGAGAGAGTTGATCTGCCGCACAAGGCGGTGGATTTCCCTACTCTCGGCAATGGGCGCTGCAAGCTGAGCTTTGCCAATGTTGCCATCGAGCTTATGACGAACTTTTGCGGCAGCCTCATTATTAAGGCTAGCCCACTCGAGTTCATCATTAGCAGAACTTTCAGATGCTCCAGAGAGATTGTAGTTACTCACGAAACGTGAGCTTCTGCATACTCCGGAAAAGCGAAAGTTCTTAGCATTATACCACACACGTTCATATGTGTTAGTGGCATCTTGCCCCTTGGCAACTTCTACTTTCCAACCAGGACGCTTTTGGTAGGATTGGTAGCCGTCGTAAGTGAGTGTCCCATTCTGCAGAATGTCGTCTGGAAAATATTCTCTAGTGAGAAGATCTAACAGATCGGCATGCTGGTAGGTTGAGACAGTCACAGGCTTGGGCTTAAATCCAGCCGAAGGCAAAGCAGAATTATGTTGACGTTTCTGCTTTTCACGTGAAAGTACAGGATAGTTGTGGCCGAGCTGTTTCCGTCTGAGAAAAGTATCAGGCGGTTTAACAGTGTAAGCCATAGTATCCCTCACGTAAGTTGGTTAGAAGTACAGTACGGAGGAATCCGTACTGAAAAGGGACTCCCTATTATCTAGAAAAAAGACAGCGGCTCTCTTTCGAGTTTACCGCTGTTTCAATCCGGATAACGTACAACACCCACACTCATGCTTGCCGTAAGTGCTAGGATGACTAATCCTAACACTAACTTAGGGCATAAATGTTTTTGGGTTGGCCTTTCGACTAACGTCAAAGGTGTTGTACGGG